GAGTTCCAAGGTAGGCGAAATTAGCCTTGGGTTTGCCAGCCAAAGATTCTCAGGCGGTGGAACTACCAGAAGCCTATGGGGTGGAATGGAATTTGGATCTAATCGATTCCCACAGTTCCCAAATAGAACTCCAACACTAGGGCGTGGAAATAAAGGTTACTTTATCTTTCCAACACTTAAGGCAGCCCAGCCTTACATTATTAAAGAATGGCAAGAAGCATTCTCAAAAATTATTAAGGAGTTTGCATAATGGCTACCGATTCCAGAACGCTTAAGTTAGCGATACTTGGTGAAGTTAAAGACCTTAGTGCAAGCCTTAATAAAGGAACTTCCGAGGTTCAAACCTTTGGCGATAAGTTATCCAAATTTGGCAAAATTGCTGGCGCTGCATTCCTAGCCGCTGGCGCTGCCGCCGTTGCATATGCGGGCAAATTAGCCGTTGATGGGGTCAAAGCGGCCATAGAAGATGAAGCCGCACAGTTACGCTTAGCGGCATCATTAAAGAACGTTACAGGGGCCACAGACGAAACTATTGCCGCAACTGAAGATTACATTCTCAAAACTGCCCTAGCCAATGGCGTTACCGATGATGAACTACGACCATCCTTAGATCGTCTAGTTCGTTCCACCAAAGATGTAGCCCAAGCCCAGAAACTCCAAACCCTAGCCCTAGATATTGCAGCTGCAACAGGCAAATCATTAACCACAGTTTCAGAGAGCTTAGCTAAGGCCCATGACGGAAACTTCGGATCATTAAAGCGCCTTGGCGTAAGCATCGATGAAAACATTATTAAATCAAAGGACTTTGAAGCTGCTACTGCGGTTATGGCTGCAACCTTTAGAGACCAAGCATCTATCCAGGCTGATACTTTTGATGGAAAGATGCGTAGGCTCAAAGTCGCATTTGATGAAGGCAAGGAAACAGTAGGCGGATTTATCCTAGATGCCATTACTCCAATGGTGTCTCTATTCGTTGATAAAGCCATACCAACAATTGCCGAGTTTGCTGGCAACCTCAAGGACAATGTTCTGCCTATTCTTACTTCAATCTGGGAATTTGTTTCAGGATTCTTTACTCCGGTAGTGGAAGGCATAAGAGAAGCGTTTGCCAACGTGTCCAAGGCAGTGGGCAACAACTCAACAGAACTTAATAAGTTCTTTACATTTGCGAAGGCTATATTTGAATTTGGAAAGACTTACTTAGCACCGTTTATTGGTGAAGTTCTAGGAGCGGCGTTCAAGGTTCTTGGTGTTGCAATTAGCGCAGTAGTCAATCTATTCTCAAGCCTAGTTAATCTTATTGATCGTGCATATAAAGGCTTAGTGGCCTTCGTAAACTTTGTTAAGAATAACCCAGTAAGTCAAGGCATCTCTGGAATATTTGGTGGCGGTCGTGCCATGGGTGGACCAGTCTCAGCTGGAACTACCTACCTAGTTGGTGAGAACGGGCCAGAGTTATTTACTTCTGCAACTAGCGGAACCATCATTCCTAACAACAAAATGGGTAGTGGCAACACAATAAATATTACAGTAAATGGCGCTCTGGACTCAGAAGGCACTGCCCGGACTATTGTCGATATTCTTAACCGCTCACAAGCTCGTGGATCATTAGGCGCAGGGGCGTTTGCTTAATGACTGCATGGAATCCAGTCTGGCGAGTTATTGTTGATGGGGTTACTTACACAAACCTAACGCTGGCCAACCTAACCATTACCTCAGGTCGAACCGACATTTACTCCCAACCAGTCGCTGGATATTGCCAACTTGCCATTCTCAATTTTGACCAGACTTCTATTCCAATGGAAATCAATGATGGGGTTACTGTCGAAGTCAAAGATTCCACAGATACTTTTGTGCCTATCTTTGGTGGAACCATCACAGACTTAGCCGTAACCATCAATTCAATCGGATCAGTAGATTACAACCAACGCATCGAGATTACTGCGCTAGGCGCACTTTCAAAACTGCCTAAGAGTGTTACCACTGGAGTATTGCCACAAGACCAAGATGGCGATCAAATGTATGCACTGCTATCTACCCTCCTATTTGCTCAATGGAATGCGGTTCCAGCTGCTACCACTTGGAATACTTTCGACCCAACGGTTCAATGGGAAGAAGCTCTTAACACTGGTCTTGGAGAAATCGACCGACCAGGCGATTATGACCTAGATGCTAGAGATAGCAGCTCATCCGACTATTACACTATTGCTTCTACTATTGCTAACTCCGGACTTGGCTATCTTTATGAAGATCCCGAAGGTCGCATAAGTTATGCAGATAGCACACATAGAACTCAATACTTTGCGGACAACGGTTATGTCGATTTATCAGCCAATGATGCCTTAGGGGCAGGTTTCCGGACAGTTACTCGTTCCGGCGATATTCGCAACAAGGTAACCATAAGATATAAGAAGGATCAGAACCAGAGTTACACAGATTCAGATATGGCTTCAATTGGTTTATATGGAGAATTAGGCCAAGTAATATCGACTACTCTTGATAAAGCCGAAGATGCCGAATCACAGGCAGAATTCTATCTTGCACTTAGAGCCTACCCTCAGGCAGTATTCGATTCCATTACTTACCAACTCGTTAACCCAGAATTGTCTGACACTGACCGAGATGCCCTAATAAACGTATTCATAGGACTACCGTTAAATATCGTAGATTTACCACCAAATATATCTAATGGTGAATTCCAGGGGTTCGTAGAAGGCTGGACATTCCGAGCCGGATATAACACTCTTGAATTGACACTAACCATTTCACCACTGGCATATAGCCTTCAAGCATTCCGTTGGACTTCCGTTCCTGCGGTCGAAACATGGAACACAATCAACCCAACCCTAGACTGGCTAAATGCTACAATTGTGGCTTAAGGAGAACTAATGGCAACTACAACAAACTTTGGCTGGACAACTCCAGACGATACAGATTTGGTCAAGGATGGCGCAGCTGCCATTCGCACTGCCCTAGGCGGGGTTGACACTTCGTTCGTTGATCTCAAAGGCGGAACCACTGGCCAAGTATTGGCTAAGAACTCAAACACTGACCTCGACTTTACCTGGACTGAGCAAGACGACACTACACTTGCGTTCAATGCCCAGACTGGGACTACTTACACTTTAGTAGCTACTGATGTTAGCAAGTTGGTAACAACTTCAAATGCTTCTCCAGTAACAGTAACCATTCCTGCAAATGTATTTACAACAGGAAACCAAATTAACATTCAATCAATCGGCGTTGGACTTACTACTATTTCAGGCGGTTCAGTAACTATCACTTCAACAGGAGCTTCTTCTTCTGCTCCAGTCCTTAGAGCCCGTTATTCAGCTTGCACAATTATTTGCACCTCAAGCAATGTGTTTACGATAGTTGGCGATCTTACATAATGACTCCAATTTTAGGCATTATTGCCAGTTCAAGATTTCCAATAAAAACTCTTAATGTTGAGTGTTTAATTGTCGCTGGCGGTGGCGGTGGTGGAACTTGGGGCCCTGGCGGTGGTGGTGGTGCTGGTGGTTATCGCACTAATGCTGCTCTGTCTGTTACGGGTAGCGCAACTGTAACTATTGGTGCAGGTGGCAGTTCTGCGACAAATGGTTCTAATAGTATTTTTTCAACAATCACTTCAACTGGCGGTGGTAGAGGTTCAGGCACAACTGGAAACAATGCTGGTAACGGTGGCTCTGGCGGTGGTGGCTCTGGTGAAGGTGGTTCTGCAACTGCTGGATCTGGTAACGCTGGATCATATTCGCCAGTAGAAGGTTTTGCTGGTGGCGCTGGTTCTCAAGCTAGCGGCCAAAGAGGTGGCGGTGGTGGTGGCGGTGCATCTGTTGTAGGTAGTCCTGCCACAATTGCTTCTGGTGGAACTGGTGGCGCAGGTGGCGCTGGAACTTCTAATTCTATAAGTGGTTCATCTGTAACTTATGCAGGCGGTGGCGGTGGCGCTGGACAAAATGGCGCTGCTGGCGCAGGAGGCGCAGGAGGCGGTGGAGCAGGCGTAGTAGGTTCTGGCCCAACACCAAACGCTGGCACTGTAAACACTGGCGGAGGTGGCGGTGGTGGCGGAGCAGGCGGCGGAGCAGGCGGTTCTGGCATAGTCATTCTCAAATACCTAACAGCAGATGGAACAATTACCATAGGCGCAGGTTTAACAGGTTCAACAGCCACAAGCGGATCTTACAAAATTACAACAATTACTGCTGGCACCGGAACTGTGAGTTGGTCATAATGGCGCATTACGCATTTATTACAGATGGCATTGTTACCGAAGTTATCCCCGGTATTGACGAAACAGAATTAATCCAAGGTTTAGATACTGAAACTTGGTATGGCAATTTTCGTGGACAACTCTGCAAGCGCACAAGTTATAATGCAAGAATTCGTGGTGTTTATGCGGGCATAGGTTATTCCTACAATGAAGCAGAAGATATTTTTGTAAGCCCCCAACCTTATCCTTCATGGATTCGTAGCGGTTCATTCTGGAATGCGCCTATTACTAAACCTGAAGATGGGGCACTTTATTCTTGGAATGAAGAAAACCAATCATGGGATTTACTTGATGAAGCCATTCCTGAGTAAATCTGGCGAAACTCTACGGAATCAGATTAATGCTGCCTTCCCAGATAGAGATAAGCGTTCGGATGGGTGGATCGGAGATTCACGTCATCAATCAACTAAGTCGGATCATAACCCTTGTGTATCTACGGGGGCGGTTCGTGCCATCGATGTTGATCGTGACCTGGGTGGGCCAGCCAATAACGCATATTATTTGGCAAATCAACTTAGAACGCTGGCCAAGAAAGATAAGCGGATAAGTTACATAATTTACAATGGCAAGATAGCGAGCCGCATATTGTTCTGGAAATGGCGCAAGTATTCAGGCGACCCACACACAAGCCATGTCCATATTAGCTTTACACCACTGGGAGACAATGACAAACGCAAGTTCAAACTACCAATCCTAGGAGAGTAATGAATATCAAAAATCCAATCTTCTTAACTGCCGGAGCATTCCTATCAGCTTGGGCAGCTTCTAACTTTGATATTGATTATCGAGCAATTCTCTGGGCAGTTTTAGCAGGCGTATTTGGATACGCAACTCCTAAGAAATGAACCAGCAGGATTTCTTAACGCTCTATGTAGCGACAGTTTCAGTAATCGGCGGCCTATCTGGTTACGTCATTACTCATTTACTAGGTGAAATTAAGCGACTCAATTCGCGTGTCGATGAGATTTACAACATACTCCTAGAGAGATAATTTATTATGGCTCGCAAAGCTAAGGTGATGGATGATACTTATTCTGCCCTGGAAATGTATTGCATAGGGCTTAACGAGTATTACAAAGCGCTGCGTAAGGCAGGGTTTAGCATCGATATTTGCATGGCCATGATCATGGATAAAGCTTCTTATCCAGACTGGCTGCTGCCTAGGCCAATTGACTTTGACCCCAACAACCCAGACTTCACACCTTATGAAGATGATGAGGACTAAACTTGAAAAAAATAGTCGTAATATCGGATCTACAGGTTCCCTATCATGACGAAAGAGCAGTTAGAAACGTTGCATCGTTTATTAAGCGATTCAAACCAGACCAAGTCATTACTATCGGCGATGAAATCGACCTACCCCAAATCTCCAGATGGACAGAAGGAACTCCCGGATGGTTTGAGCAATCACTGGGAAGTGATCGTGATGCAACTGTCGAGATATTGTGGGATCTTCAGGTAACAGACATGATTCGGTCAAATCACACTGACCGCCTTTACAACGTAATCATGAAAAAGATTCCAGCATTCCTAGCCTTGCCAGAATTAAAGTTTGAAAAGTTTATGAAGCTAGATGAACTGGGCATTAAGTTCCATCGCAAGCCTTTAGAGTTCGCGCCTGACTGGATAGCCATCCACGGGGATGAGGGTAGCGTAAAGCCTACACCCGGTTTAACAGCACTAGATGCCGCCCGTAAGCATGGAAAGAGCGTGGTGTGTGGTCATACCCACAGAGCAGGTCAATCGGCCTTTACAGAGGCATCTGGGGGCGTTTTAGGGCGTGTTCTGCGTGGGGTCGAGGTAGGCAACTTAATGCAGTTTTCTAAGGCTGGATACATGAAGGGAACGGGCAACTGGCAACAGGCATTCGCCGTGTTCTATGTCGATAAGAAGGCCGTAACTAACACGATCGTGCATATCGAAAAAGATGGATCATTCGTGTTTGAAGGCAAAAGGTATGGATAAGGGCTTCTGCGGTGGCGAATGGCTCAATATGGATGAAGATTTCGTTATCAAATCGTTATCAAAATATGCCACGATGAGGTTGATTTAACCCAGTAGGCGTGAAACCCTTATCTTATTCACAAATCCTTGTGGATAGTTAGGGAGCAATCATGGAAGAACTAAACGCCTTGGCAGTCTTGGTGGCTATTATTTGCCCACCATTAGCTGCATTTTCTGCTTATTGGACAGGCTATAACCGAGGCAAGCGAGAAGGCTGGCACGCTGGCCGTTCATTGATGCGGATTCCTATGGATACGAGTCGATGAAGCGCGATGAATTCCTTAGACACTCGCAACTCATTGCAGTCACTAGAGATATTGAATATGGATCACCAAATGTTTCTATGCTTCGAATCTCGAAACTCTGGTCAGAATATCTGGGTTATCCAATCGACCCTCACGAGGTCGCAATCTGTATGCTATTGCTCAAAGTCAGTCGTATCTCGGAGCAAGCGGAACACAAAGATAGTTACTTCGACATTATCAATTACGCAACTATCGCAGGAGAACTTGCCACAATGGACTGGGATGATCTTGATGCTGGTTAATGCCA